AACGTTGAGAACACAGCATTCAACACGGTGTTCATTAACGTGGTCCAAACTGCCCCACTGGCCATCCCTTTGGCCAGTACAAAGTTCCCCTCTCCCTGCCATTTGAGGCGTTGCGGAAAGATGCGCGCGAAAGTTTCACGATGTAGAGGGTCTTGGTACAACCCGAGCTTCTGCATGAACTTGAAGAAGAAAGCATGGGCGTGCGCTCCGGACGACAGGTCCATGAGAGAATAGTCACCGGTGTAGAAGACCCGGTTAGGTGCTTGGGGGTGCATGTCGTAGAAAGCCCCCACTTCATTGTTTTTCCTTCCTGCACCAAGGAGCACAAAATGCTCGCCACTCCAAACTTTGCACAGATGCTTGTAACCGATACACGTGTCCGGTCCAAAAAGGGCATCAACGACCTGTGTACCGAAGTACCTCAACATCCTTGGACACAACAGGCCACTGCAATTCGTGATCCACTCATCGTTGTGAGATGTTTTGATTTCTGGGCCCTGTGCTGGCGTCTTGAAAGTGTCACTGTGCTTTTGGCTGAGCTCTTTCTTGATCATGCCCGTTAAAACGAGGTCTTCGGGCAGCACGCCTCTACTTAACAACCTGTTGACGCCGTTGTGCTTCTTTCTCCGCTTCCCCTCACCGACAAAGCTGTTCGCCCATCCACGCATCATTTGAACGGCGCGTGTGGTGCGATAGTTCTTTATGCCTCGAGGGCATTTCCCCGGGCACAATCGATCCCAATGCTTATCCACCATATTCCACAGTTCGTCCCAAACAGCGGGTGTCGGTTCTGGTGCGCAAGCGAGCAATCTCCCGTTTTTCGTGGCGTTTTTCGTCGTTTGACAGTCGTCAGCCATGAGCGGAATCGAAGGAAAAACCAATCCAACAGCAGTTGGTCCACCGTGAACATTTCGCCTCACCTTCTTCTGTTTTGTTTTTGTTTGTTCCATACGGAAGGTTGTGGGAACGACCTTGAGAGTGCGACCATCTTCCACCATCGTAAACGTTTGCGCTGGCGCGGGAACAGCATCCTTGTTCCCTTTAATGTTCTTTAAAGCCGTGATTGGTGGTGTCGTGAAGGTTGGTATCTCGACAATTCGATCGTACACCGGCCCAGGGGTTCCTTGATTGGCGCATTGTATGATGGAAGCTGTCACCTCGGAGTCACAAATTCCACACTTCCCGTAAGCCAAAGGGAAGCCACACACTTGCCCGTTTCGGCGCTGGTTACAGAACGTGTTCTTGGAGCACACCGAGCAAAAACCAGTTTCATATAGTCCACGGATTCTCGTGGGTCGTCCACAGGTCCCGCACAGCACAAGGCG